AACTCTTTTTAATTCTTCAAAATACTTTTTACTAGGAATTTGTTTATCCCAATCCTTTGGCTTCCATTTTCTATTTTTTAATTTAGTATGTTTTACACCATTGCCCACTCCCATATTCATATTTGCTATGTCTAATCCATAAGGAGGGTCTACAATAGCCAGATCAAAGTAGCTGTCTTCATACCTTGCCATTAGCTCCATATTATTTTCGTTAGTTATTTTCATATTTTTTGACTATTCTCAATAACCTGTTTTATAAAATAGTCTGGTAGTCTTCGCCATTTTTTTTAGCCTCCATAAACCTAATAAAATAGTTTACATCCTTACTACCAAATAAAGCCTTTTGTTCTTTAATTTCTTTAGGTGTCAGTTTCATATATGTAAGCTAGTTCTAATAAATCAAAATCAATTCCAAAGTCAAAAGTAGTAGAGGCCACTCCGTTTATGTCAAAGCACTGAAAAGTCTCTCCGTCAATTTCACTATAATAGTATAATCCGTCCTCATCAATAAAGTAGCCATAACTAACTCTTTTTTTTAGGTGTTCTTTTTTTTCTGACATTCCTTTTCTTTTTAGTCTGTTCAGCCTCTTTATTGTTTAGCCAGTTTAGTAGTAAGCTCATTTGGTTTTTTACACAACTATTGCAAGCCCAACTAATCCTAACCTCTGGATAGTTTTCTTTTATTATAGGGTCAAAATTATTTCTTAAGTAAGATATATCTACCTTACTAGGAAAGGCATTTGCTTTGTCATATAATCTAATTACCTCGTCTATTTTCATAATAATCGTCTTTCTATTATACGTAAAAATAATGGACTAGCCAGTATTAAAGGGTCTAAAGTTATAAAAAAAGTAATTAAACTTAACCAAAAGGTTATGCAAAAGCTACAGTTAAAAGGTTTGTAGTCTAGTTTATTTATTAAGGGTCTAGCATAATCCACCCAGGTAGTTGCTAGAGATATTATTATTAAGGTGTTAAGTATAGAATTCATTAAGTGTCCATTTTTGTTTTATTTTATTTGCTAATTCTTTAAATTTATATTGTATTGTATTTTGATGAATATTACTTTTTTTAGCTAAGCAGTTTTTATTACCACTGCAAAGTAGTAGTTGTTCCATCATAATCTTATCTAAGCCGTCTAAAGAGTTAATAAGATCGTTTAAGACCTCATCCTTAAAGCAGCTATTGTTATAAGTTTCTATTTCGTCTATACTGCTAAAGTGACTAGGTATGTAGTATTTAGTTCTATAGTGTCCTCTTTCGCTAATTATTTGATATATGCAAAGTTTATAGACATACTTTTTTATAGAATTTTCGCTGTCTAATTGTAAAATAAAGTCCTCTCCTTTGTTTAGTAGTAGTATAAAAATATCCTGTTTAAAGTCTTCTAATTCAACTACCTTATATTCTCTACCTATATATAAAATAAAGTTCTCTATTTTCTTAATTAGCTTTCTGTCCATTAATAGTCTTTTGTTACGTTATACATTTCAGATTTTAAGAAACTTATATTAGTCCTCATAGCGTCAACCACTCTATAGCCAGACTCTAGTAGTCTTCTTAGTTGGTACATTTCAGGAACTTCTACCTTAGCCTCATTAGTTGCTCTAGCTACAGAAAACCCTTCAGCTACTTTAGTATGTATTACTTTTTCATAGCTTTCGTGGGCTTTAGTTCTCATAGTTTCTATATGATATAGTCTACTAGTTAATTCTTTTAGTTGTTGGTTTAGTTTATTACCGTCAAATATATCTGTAGAGTTATACTCTTCTATTAATTCAGCTATTCGTTCTAGTGTCGATTTCATTTTGTAGTTGTTGTATAGTTAATAATAAATTCATAAAGTCCTCAAATTCTAAACAGGCATAGTCTTTCTCAAAGTTCTTTGTAAATACTACTACTGGAGTCTTTCCCATTGGCTTATCGGATCTAGCTTGTGCTAGTGCTTTCCAGATATTTAGCTTTTCCTGGTTCTTACATTCCCAGTGATAGTCAAATAGTACAGAGTCTGGGTTAATGTCTATAATATCCCCTTTAATACTCATTCCCCCACTCATAGGAGTCCGTCTAACGTTAGTGTTAAACTTCTTATTTAATTGCTTTGCTACGTCTCTCTCAAAGCGTTTACCTTTTTGATTAGCATTCATAATTTTTGAAAGTGTTTTCTTATGACCGCCCCTAGGTCAGCGTTGTTTGGATATATAGAACAAAGGTAAGCAATACTATTAACAGTCTCATTAATAGGGTTTTCATATACTGAGTCTTTCACCTGTCTATACTCGTTTAAAGTTCTTTTTTTCATCTTTATTTATCAAATATTTTCTTAAGTAGCAATACAAAAAAGCAACCAGCTAAAAAGCATAAGATATGAGACACTAGCATTAAATAAAATATTTCATTCATTTTTTTAAGTTTGGTGAATCTAATTCTGCTTTTATTAAGTTGTGTTTGTACTTATCAAAGTCAGTTTTTAATATAGCGTTTTCTTTATAGGCTACAGCGTTTTCATATTTTAACTTAGCTATTTGTTTTCTTTGCTGTCTAACTTCGTCTTGTAGTTCGTGTATTAGTTCTAGTATGTTCATCAAAGTTTCTAGGCCCTCCTGTTTAACCTTATCTTTTTTCTTTTCTAGTTGGTGACTAGCTTTGATAATCATTATATCTAGTTTATTTTTTCTAAGTATTACGTCTAATTCGTTCATAGTTGTATTTAATTATTTTTGTTTTAAAATAATCTTGTTTGTGTAATTGTTTTATAACTTGTATCATAATTCTTGTTATCTCCTTTTGGATATGGTTTTATATCCCAAATAAAATTTCTGATCATATCTTTTTTTTGTTTTTTATTACCTAAAAAAATTACATATCTATTTTTAAGTTGCATTTTGATAACTTTACCACCAATATTTATAAAATTTTGTTCTACTGTTTTATCTTTATTAAATGGTAAGTTTTTATTTTTAAACCAATAATCTTTAATATGTCTTGTTGTGTATTGTTTATTATTATAAACATATTCTTTAGGTGAACCACCTTTGCCTGTAAACATAAAATTTAAAGCTTGATATGTGTAACCATTATGACCATTGTTTGGGTCAGAATATGATATAATAATTAATGGTTTTGGTAATAATTTAAAAGTTTGAGATACAAAAAAACTTTGAACGTTTTTTTCTAAATTATCATTTTTTATTAATCTATTTAATTCTATAGAGTTTTTTTTGTATTTTAATCCACAACACAACAAAACATTTTCAGCAGGCGGAAAACCATAAGTACAAACACCAACCAATTCACCATTATTAAATAAACCAAAAAAATAAACAATATTTGGTATTCTACCAGCATAATGTTTATAAATTAACCACTCTTTACATTCACAAGTTTTAATAGATTCAACATTGTATTTATTCTTAATGCTCATAGTTGTATGTCTTTAAGTGGATTAGTACCTCCAATTGTGTAAGTACCGTATTGAAAATCAAATCTAAGTGGGCTATCTAATTGACTTATCTTTCCTCCAGTCATTAAATTTTTAACTTTCTGTATATGTATTTCAGTCATAGACCACATAGTAGGGTGATTTGTCATTCTGTGAATTGTCATAAAGTCATCTGTCCTATTGACCCAGCTCATTCCCCCCTCAACGTCAGAACTTTTAGGAGGCATTATATAACCCTCTAGAGCGTGTCCTGGCTTATAAACTCGTCTAGCCGCCTCACTAATTGGGTGAGTATTTATGTAAACAGTCTTTTTAGTCTTATTACAAAACTCTCTAATGTCATTACAGAATTGATAATTACGATCAAACTGCGACATTTTACCAGCTCTGTCTAAATTTAAGCCAGTGTAAGGGTCTATTAAACAGCCGTTGACCTCTAATTTACTAAAAATATTTAAAAGGTCATTTGCGGTATATAATTTAGAATTGTCTACAAACTTAAAATAGTAGTCTATTTTGTCTATCAAAGTCTTAATGTTTTTGTTTGTTAAATCGTCTAAGCTATTTCTGGTCATCATTTGAATTAAACTAATCTTTAGCTGTTCAGCTGTATTCTCTCCAGACCAAATGACCCAACGTTTATTGTTAATTAAAGAGTGACAAAGTAAATACCACATTAAAAAGTAGGTTTTACCAACGTTAGGAAAACCGCTACACAAAACCATTTGACCCTTTTTGAATCTTAAATAATCGTCTAAAACACAATTAATACCTAGACCCTTTTTAATTTTACCGTCTTTGTAATCTATTACATAGTCTATGCCATAGCCGTCTTTAAGTATTCCCATCTAGTTGCTTTAATAAGGTTCTTATTTCTTTGTCGTTTTTGTGTGTTGGATCAGTAAAACCAGATTTCTTTTTAGACTTTTTAGCAGCTTCGACTCTTTTTACATACTGTTCTTTTCGTTCGTTGTATTGTTTATCTAAAAACTTTATGTTAATTTGGTTCTCTTTTTTTTGTATTAGCTCTTCCTCAATAAGTAAATCTAAAGACTTTTTACCTATGCGTCTAGATAATTTTGTGTAAGTAAGAGAGCAGTCTTTATTCCAATAGTGACAGACGGCATCTATAAAAGCCCCTTTGTCTTCTTTAGATAGATAGTTAATCTCCCCCCCTATCCACTGACTGGGAAAAAATTTAAAGTAGGGTAGTTCCTCGCTCATTTAGTTGTGTTTGTTGTGATGGTTTTAAAATATAAAAGTATTTATTTATTTTGTTTTTTTTGTTAAATTCTGTTTGATAACTTACTTTTTTAGTTATAACATTAGAATTTAAAAGCTCAGTCTTTTGTTGTTCTAGGTTATAAAAGTGATATCCCTTTTCGTCTTTGACACAATAGTATGGTATTTTATTATAGTATTCAGCTGCCATTAGTAAACGTAAAAATTTATCTATTTGTATATATTTATCTATATAAAATTTATTTCTAAACTTAAACTCTATAATATAATCTATATTTTCAGCGTCCCAGTATTTAAATTTATTAAGACTTTTAATCAAATTTAGATCATACTTTTTATTAAAATACTCTATAGATAATATTACCTTTTGCTCTTCAGTCATTATTATAAGCTAATAGTTCAGATATAGAAAAGTCATCAATATTATAATTTAAGTTTAATTTTCCGTATAGCATTTCATCATCATAATAAGCACAATTTTTATGTCCTAGTTTTATAGGTTTAGTTTTTAATATGTCAGGCCAAATATTATTTCTTATGTAAGCTGGAGATATATTAAATTCTTTGTGTATATATTCAAAAGACTTTCCGTTCCTTAAAAAAATGGAGATAAGGCTTCTTTCCTTATCCCCAAGCATATAATGATATATATAGTTTGAAGAAGTCATTTACTTAACTTAAAACCATATTTGTTAAATTGCTCAATAACATAATCAACGTTAAAAGGGTAAATCGTCAGACTGTTCAACTGTCTCAACAGCTTTGTGTTCCTTTTCTGGTTGATAAGTATTAACGCTTAGGCTAACGTCTTTTCCGTACTGGTCAGCCTGATCTTTAACATTAACATTCAACTTAAGATACTTATTACCTTTATAGTCAAATATATGTTCTTTGGCTTTGTCTATATGTACTGTGACTGTAAGCCAATTGTCATTTCTTTTATTACCACCACCGCAGTATATTGTTTTTGGTTTTTCCATTTTTATTTGTTTTTATTTATTACTCTATAATTGTTTTTTTCTAAGAGCTTTATAGCGTCCTCTATTTTCTTTTGTTCTATTCGATATGTATCGAAAATTTGATTATATATACTCATAGTCTTAAATTTAAATTTAACTTATTAATGTAAACTCTAGCATCTTTGACCCTTTCATATATTTTATTAATGTCCTCATTGTCTCTATATATATCAAAGACTTTAATTCTATACTTAGAATCTATACTAGAATACTTATACTGTTTAGCAAAACTCTCATACTCTAAGTCACTATTGTAGTATTCCCTTTCTATAAGCTCGTCTGGTGTGTCCATAAGGGTATAGATTAATTTATAACAATCTAAACCAGTTAAGGCCATATATCCTTGCGCTTGCCAGTAATAAGATTTGTTTGGAACACTATCAAAAAATAAGGGAAAGGTAAAACAATCCCAACTATTTTTTACATCTATAATATGATCGTCTAAGATTGCGTCTGGTGTTCCAGTTAAAAAATCATTTTCAAAAAACTTTTCATTCTTTACTAAACTACCATAACCTAACTCACTAGCTATAAAGTCTAAAGAGCTTTGTTCTACTATATTACCTTTCTCAGTGTACTTACTACTAAACTCTTTTTTTCGTTTGTAGATTTGTTCCTTTTGCCAGTCTTCTAAATAAGTAATAGTAGTCTTAGAAAGAGTAGCGGTTTTGCTTCTAGCATTAGTCATAATCTGACCTATAGCTGAACATCTAATTTTAAATTGTGTCATCTTTTTTATTGTCTATTTTGTTGTATAATTTTTCAGAATCTATTTTAGTATATAAGTCATCTAAAAACTCATTATCTGTTGCCTTATTTTCTGTAATCCAATAGTCATAAATAGATTTTTCCTTTTCTAATTCATTAAGTATAAAGTCGCATTGTAGTTTTATATTTTCTATATGGTCGTTTATATTTTCTATATGGTCGTATATTGTCATAGTTATTGGTTTTTAATTGCATTAGCGACCTCATCAGCACTAGCAACGTTAGCATCTACTCCTATTCCGAAATTAGCTAAGCACCTTCCCCAGCTACTAGTCTCACAATTTTCTATAAATGATGTCTTATTAATAAAGCTAGAGTTTTGTTTTTCGTGAGCGTATCCGCTAGCAACCTCAACGCCTTTGTCGTTACTTAAACTTGATCTTATAATAACTCCGTTATCGTTTATATGAGTTATTTCTGAGGTTAGAGAATAGCCTGTAAATTTTTCTCTAAAATATTTAATTCTTTCGTTTACTGTTACATAAGACTTACCTTTTATGTCTACAGTTTTTAGTTTATTAATTGTCATATTGTTGTATTTTAGTTAGTATAGTTTTTATTTTGTTTATTCGTTTTTCGTTGTAATTAACTCTTAATTGTTTCATTTCATTTGCAATAACATCAACAGCTTTTTTATACCTTTCAAATCTATTTTTATGAATTTCTAAATCGTTGTTAGTTAAAACAAAAGTAGGACACCTTAATATACGCTTATTCCAATTAGCCTGAACTAATATATTAATTAATCTTTGGTGTAAAATATTATGTCTTTCGTAGCGTTCCCAGTGTTCTAGATAGTCATTATGAGAATTGTAAAAAGTATATGATTCCATAATTAGTTATTTTTATTATAGTTTTCCATAAGTTTCAACATTACCGAACTGTAAGACTTATGTCCATTAGCTCTACATTTCTCTTGAAATTTTAACAGCGTTTCTATTTTTTCAGCTGGTACATAAAAAGTCCTAGTCGTATAGTTTATAGTCTTTGACATTATATTTATTTTAAAGTTTATGTTGTAAATATATATATAATTATAATACTAATTACATAATACTATAAAAACTTTATTAACAAACGATTGTTAAAATAGGTGTGTTATTCTAGCCACTTGGCCAAACTCACTAAATAAAAAAGACTCTATACCTTTATTATTAGAGCTTTGATAACCAGCGGTATGGTGAAATATATCTGCTTCGTTTGGTGACATAAGAGACTCCACCCAAAGACCTGGATATTGCTTTGAGATTTTATGGTGAATATGCTGAGTAAACATATATCTAAACCTAGTTTCAGACCACCACTTACATTCATCTGCTACTATCATAGGTAAAGTATCTGCTTTAATTCTGTGACCGTGACAGCTACTAATTAGATTAGTTTTGTATTTATAATATTTTCTCATTTGTAGGCTTACATCAAAAGTAACATCTTTATTATGCCTAAACCATACAGCTAATATTTCAGCGACTAACCAGCCAATAGTATTGTCGTGATTTCCTGGTGTGTACATAACGTGAACTGTACTAACATTTAATAACAACTCAATTATTTCAACCATTAGCCTTTTAGCTATTTGAAAGTGATCGCTTAGTAGACCGTCTACTTCATTTTGTTTTGTACCTTTTCTAGTTGTATTATCAAAATTGTCAACGTGCAATAAGTCACCAGAGAGTAGTAAAATAGTCTTATCTACATTAAACCCTTGTGCTTTAGATAAACACCCCCTAACGCCCTCTAACGCCCTAGAAACTGCTATTTGGTTGTTATACTCTTCACCACTAACAAAAGACTTACAGAGTTTACCTATATGTAAATCACTAGGACACATAAATAGTAGGTGTCCGTCTTTGTATTTTTCTCTTTCTAGTTTTGGATATTTAGGAGAATATTCTTTTAAGTCGTTTAGTAGTTGTTTACTAAGTTTCTTAAAATCTAATTCGCTTTGTTTTGGTTGTTTAAAGTAAAGACTAGCGTTTTTGTTTTTAATCCAACCACTATGTAACGTATTAGGATCTAAACCCTCTTTCTCACACTCTTCTACTGCTCGTCTATAATTGTGTATAATCTCAGCCTCATCTGGCTTTAGTCTATATCTAGGGTTACAGTTCTTTTTATCTATATACCTTTTTTTATAGTCTTTATTTTTTTTCACTAAGTTTTAAAAACGTAAATATAATTAATTTTTTCTTATTGAACTTCCGTAAAAGTAGCCAAACAAACTTAAAGTAATTCCCTCAACTAAACCGATTAAAGTATAAAAAGTTTTTTCATTATGTTCTGGTATTTTAACATATACAATAGCATAAACTAAAAAAACAAAAGTAGAAAGACCAACTAAACCAGTTAAAGTAAACATAAAATCAAACTTTCTAACCTTTGCTATTTCTACCTCTCTCTTTCTAGCTGAGTCTCTGTCAGCTACCTCGGTCTTATACGCTTCTATTAGTTGGTTATGTAGTTCTTTTTTAGTATTAGAGTCTATAGTATCGTCTTTGTCTATAAGGTTTTTGACTATTGAAAACGTTCCCTCGTCTGGTAAAACGTCACCGACTAAATCTAAAATATGAGGAACTTTATCTTTAAAGAATTTACCTACTTTAGTATCTTTAAATTTCTTTTTATCACTCATAAGGCTTATATCTAGTCCGTCCTTTATCGTCTTTATATGCTATAAGTATTTGTCCTCTTTGTTTGCAGTCGGTGTCATAGCTAACGTGTACCCAGTCTGGGTTTTCCTCAGTGCCAAACTCCCATATAAGTTGGTCAAAGTTTAAATTCTTTTTTATAAAATGAAATATCTCAGCGTTATTAGGATCACTAAAAGCATCCCTATCTAAGTCAATCGCCTCACCTTTGCAGTGCTGAGAGGTTGCTACATACTTTCCGTCTTTGTATCTATGCGCTCCACCAATAGCCTTATTAAGAGCCTCGCTTCTATAACCACTACTAATGTGAATAGGAACTCCAAAATAGTCTCTAATTGGTTGAAATATATTGAGAGCCATCTCTCTCATATTTTCTATATGTTCTACAGTTGGGCTGTTATTTATAGCTAATCGGCTAGCAGTTCTAGACTTTAGCATTTCCTTAAGTGATAGATTATTACTTAGTTTCATTTTTTTTATTTACTCTTTTTTTTGCTGTCAATATAATTCGCTCTTCCATCCTAGCTAGTTTCTCTCTTAGTTGTGTGTTTTCTTTTATTAAAGAGTCAATCTTTTTTTCTAGATCGTCAATCTTTTCTTTAAGCTGTTCTATTACTTGCACTTGAAAACCATCATTTCTAGCCTCTTTATTGGCTTTGATATCCATCTTTTTTTTGATAATATCCCAAATTTGTTTTACACCTAAACCCCCAACTAGTGCGGTTATTGCCATAAGTAGACTGTGGTCCTCCATTTTATTTAATATTTTAACGCCCCTGTTTTGCATAAGGCTTTTTATAATTCTTACTATTTTTATTTTTACTCATCTTACTTTTAGCGTGAACTCCTTTGCGCCTAACTTTAGGGTTTTCTATTTTAGCTATTAAGCTTCTCATTCTTCAATTGGCGATGTCCAAGCACTTGTTGCCATAAGCTCTAAGCACTCTGTTTGATTCATCACACTACCAATTATCGGCAAACTACCATTAGTGATAAAACTAGGCTCAACTGAATAGCTTAAAAGCCCTTCTGTATTTGCTAAGTTTCTTCTCATAGTTTGCGCACTAGATTGATTTACTTGTGAGTAAATTACTTTATCTGTGTTGCTTAAATCTATTACTACGTATTGTCTCATTTTTTTATATTTTAATTATGTTGGTACTGAAGTGCTTTTGGCATCTGCGCCCATTCCGTAACTTAAAGCGTTTCCTGTACTATTTTGAGGAGCATTGCCCACTATGTTATCTGCTCCGCCCATTCCCGAACTTACGCCTGAAGCGGTCTGACCCACTCCTGAAACTAAATCATCTTCTGCCATATTAACCGAAACGCCATTTGGTCCAGTGCTGATTTCATTTAATACAGTCCAGTTACTATTGAAAGAACTGTTTTCACCCAAAGTCCACCAGCTAATAAGGTTTAAATACGAACTATGATTTTTGAGATTTGAGGGCTTACCTTCATTATAGATTTCTGTTACTTGTGCTGAATTCAAGGCTGCGTTCCAGATTGAAGGGTTAGAAATAGAGCCGTTGAAATGTCTACCAGTAAAACCAGCACTAAATTCCGCTAAACGCATTTTTGCAGTTGTGGCTGGTATTGTATCTGGAAAAGTGCCGCTAGTAGATGAAGGTGTTTGTAAAACTCCATTAGCATAAAATTTTAATTTGTCTGAATTAGTTGCAATAGAACTATCAAAAACAAAACATAAATTAAACCAAGTATCTACAACTCCACTAAAGCCAGAAATTGGCCATAAATTATATGAATAACTACCTGTTAAGGGTTTAATATTAAATTCAATATTTTGTGCTGTTGGTTTTTGAATATACCAAGCTTCTTGTCCAGAATCCCACCTACTTGCAAAACAATGTATTGTAGTGATGTCATCCCATTTTACCCACATATTCCAAGTAGCTTGTGTGCCTAAATTTAAAGATGTATTGTATGGAATGTCTATATAATCATTTGCTCCATCAAAATTTAAAGCATACCTACTATAAGGACTTAATATATTAAGATTAGATTGAACTAAATTAGCTGCTGTCATTCCGCTAGAAGTCCCGTTGTTTGAGTTAGAACTTTCATCTGGCACAGTCCAGTTTGAGCCATCAAAGGTGCTACCAGCATCTAGTTTCCAAAAGCCTTGTAAACCACTATAAGAACTAATGTCAGGTGGTGTTCCGTAGTTATATAAAGAAGCTACTGATTCTGTTCCTGTTGCTGGTAAAGCTATGTTGAAAATAGCAACATTTGAAATTAAAGCTGATGTTCCTCCACTGCTTGTTCCGCCAATTGTGAAATTATCTGTTCCAGTAGGTATAGATTGTGATAAACTTTTAGAATTGTCTAATTGACCATTAACATAAATTTTCATTGTTGAACCGTCAAAAGTTCCTAATATGTGATGCCAATCTGTGCTGTTAATTGATGTTGTTGCTTCAACCATATTTGGGTCGCCGTTAATTCCTATTCTTAATCTAGGTAGTAAACTAGTTGAAGAAACTTTTTTTGCAAATAACATATAGGATACATTACTTCCTTTTGTTGCAAAGAAAGGAAACGAAGCAATCCAACCTGATGAACTTGCTTTTATCCAAGCTGAAACTGATATAGCTGCTGTAATATTAAAAGTACTATCATTTCCGCAATCTATATAATCGTTTGAACCACTAAAATCAAAAACATAATCACTAAGAGCAGAGTTAGATACTAAATATTCTGTTCCGTTATAAGCTGAATAATCACCTAGAGGATAGTATGCGACTGGCTTTCTTCCATTTGTAATAGCCATTGGATTGCCTACACCAGTGGTTGAGCTTCCGTATAGTTCAGCTATTTGGTTTGTTGTTCCGCCTGTTCCGTCTGTAAGTGAATAATCAAAAATTGCTACTTGGTCAATTTGACCTTCAAAAAATCTACCTCCACAGCACTGGTCTCTTCCAATTTTTAATTGTGATGTTTGCGACAATACGTCTGGCCTATTAAGTTGTGATGACATATTTTCAACACCATTTACATACATTTTCATTCTGTTAATACCATCAGAGGTAACAACAACGTGTGTCCATTGGTTTTGTGGAAACGCACCTGTGTTTGAAGTTACTGAAGTTGTGTTCCCACCATCTCCCATACTAACCAATGGCCTAACTAAAAATTTTAATTGTGTTGAATCAGAACTTGAATTAAAAAATAATTTCCAATATGAAGAACTACTATCCTGATAAGCAATTACTGCATCATAAATAGATTGATTTGCCGTTCTAAAAAGCCACATAGATAAGGTAAACTTACTAAGGCCGTTTAATGGGGTTCCAGCATCTACATACTCAGAACTCCCATCAAAGCTCATAGAATAGTTTGAAACTTTGTTATT